AGTTGGTGAAGAAATATGGAGAAGTGCCAACAATCATTCTAAATGGAGTAACTGCACTTCCTAACGGAGCAACATCACCATCTAAGTTTGTTATTGCTCTGAATCCTAAAACAAAAACTTGGACATTGTTAGAATTTACTCAAGGCGATCAAGCTTGTATTTTAGGAAGTGGTGAAGGTGATATTACTTTTGGTAAACAAGGAATTGATGCTTAAAAACACTTGACTTTTGAATATCACTGTGGTATAAATATATTACAGTTTGTTGATACAATCTGAATGACGGACAGGACTTGGGGGCAGTACCCAACGCCTCCACCATAAACACATTGAGGAAACCATGATAGAAAAATTCCTTTTGAAATTTAAGTGGTATAGGAATTTTGTTAAAAGACAAGAAAAGAAAAGAATTAAATATCTTGGACTTTAGTGTGCTTATGATGGGGGCGAAATAGGATCGACTGACGTAGATAAGAAAGAGTAGAACTGTCGGATGACTGCGTTATTGGTCAAACACTACAAATGCAAACGATAACTTTGCACCTGAGATGCGCCTAGCGGCATAATCTCTGGGCCCGCCGGAGCCTCGAAACAGAATCCGGCAACTTTACTAAGAAAAAAAGAAAGAAGTAAAAAGTAATGAAGTATATTCTAACAATGGGTTTATCGCTTGCCCTTACATCTAGCGTTGCAATGGCTGAAGGGCTAGATATCAAAACTACTATTGGTGCTGAGCGCAGTCTAGAAACAGAAGTCAATTCACTATACGGTTCATTGGCTTTGGGAAATATTGAATTGGGAGCGACATTTGAAGATACTGCTGCTGACCAAGCCAGTTTTAACCTTAACAAAATCGAATTAGATCTAACTCAAGATGTTGGTGCTGTAACACTATACATGGAAAACGATTTTAATGATGATTTTAAACACACTGACACAGTTGTAGGTGCAAGAATTAGTTTCTAATTTTTGCCTACTAAGGGGTTTCGGTAGGTTTCCTAGTAACAGAATAACCTACCACGTTCATCCTCAGTAGAGGACGGAAGTATGCATAATGCAGAAGGAACGCACTCAACTGTAAAAAGGAGAGTGGTATGGAACTTTGGCAGATGTGGACGTATCGAAGATTGATACAAGACCACAAACGCAATAAACTTCTTAAACTACTGTGGTTGCGAAGATAGTTTATTGAAGGGTGATGCCTTAATACATCCGTGTGGATCAACGGTTAGTCCACAACACACACACAGACACAAAGGAGAATATTATGTCTAGTAAAAATCCATTTGAACTACGGTTCGATACATTGGCAATGGCCAAAGAACTGCTTGATCGTCAATACGAAGCTGCCCAAGTGCAGATGTTTGAAATGGTAGAACAAGCAAAAAAACAACAAAAAGATCTTCAAGAGGTATTTGAAAAGTATACACCCAAAATGTATCAACCTCAAGAAATCATGGAAAAGGCAGAAGAACTTTACAAGTTTATAACTAAAAAGGACTAATGCCAAACTTGCACCCAGCACTTATACACTGGCTCTGCTCAATAAGATGGGGGGAAGAATATTCCTTTCGCTTCCCCCCATCACTTAACAGGAGTATATAATGAATCTAGAAGAACTAGCAGTGATGACACCAAAGAAATTTGCAATTGCGATTGAAGATATCGTAAAACAAGGACAAGGAAACACAACCTATATGGATGCAGTATTGGATTACTGTGCAAAAAACCAGATGGAGCCAGATGCAGTTGCTCCTCTCATTTCAAAACCTCTCAAAGAAAAACTAGAAGCTGATGCAAGAGAACTTAACTTCTTGCCAAGAGTAGCAACCCTACCAATTTAAGGAGTTTCCAATGGAGGCATGGGAAGCTTACCAAATGTATCTTGGTCTCAAGTTGCACTTTACTAGTGAATATGACTACACACAATATGGTGGAAAAACTCGTGCATCAAAGGCATCATTCTTAAAAAGAAAGGATAGATATTTCTTTGCTCGTGTTGCAAGAAAGTATGATGATAAGACGTTAGATTACTTTGTTGCAAACTTTGCCAAATCACCAAAGGGGTGGTTAGGTGATTTTAAAGAAGAAAATTACTTAGAATGGTCTAAGAACAAACAATCTCTGACGTATAACTTTATCACAGATATGTCATTATTATTTTCACAAATATCACATTTTGATGAAATTTTCTCTTTACAAAAGGGGCAACATCCTGTATTATTAAAGAACTTCCTCGCTAAACGAATTAGTTTGGAAACGATGGTAATCTTACAAGGATTACTGAACTATGTGAAACGATGGGATAAGGAATTAAAAGATGATCTAGTATGGCCAGACCAAAGACGGTTAATCGTCAAATACGCTGCATTTTTGAACTACGATGAACAGAAATGCAAAACGCAACTTCTCAGACTGATTAAGGAGACTTTCTGATGACACAGGAAGAGCTGATTAGGGAACGAGACTTCTATCGTGCAAAACTTGATGAGAGTAATGCTCGTGTGAAGGCACTAGAGTTTGATAACGCAGAACTTGTAAAGCGTGATCAAGATCTAAGTAAGCGACTTGCTGAAAATGCAAATCGTGGCACATATCGTCCTAGACCAAAACGGTTTAACTAGGATATACTTCCTAAGTATGAAGATAAACTGCTTACTTTTTACAAAGGTTATAACATGAAATACAAACAAATGTCACAGAATAGTTGGATGGTCGAAGTTCAAGAGAACGGCAAGACTAAAGAACTATTCATAGAATTTCCACCTGGCTCGTTAGATCAAGTTGGTTGGGATACAGGTGATACAATACTATGGGAAGAATTACCAACAGGTGGTTATTCATTGAAAAAGAAAGAGGATGATAGTGACGGAGAATAAGGAAATAAATAAAATGCTGACAACAGCAAGACTCATTAGTTACAGTCAACCACCAGAAGGAGAATTATATGTCGGTAAAGATGTACAGGAACTTATATCGTATTGCGCCCGTGTCTCCAATCCAGCGAACCAACAATCGCACAAAACGAGCGAAAAACTCATACGATATCTATGTAAACACAAACATTGGTCACCATTGGAGATGGCTAGCGCTTGCATAGAGATTGAGACTACAAGAGATATTGCACATCAAATTGTGCGTCATCGTAGTTTTAGTTTTCAAGAGTTTTCCCAACGATATGCAGAACCTTCTGCAATGGGTGAGGCGTTTACCAAAAGAGAATGCCGTCTACAGGATACTGAGAATCGTCAAAACTCTATTGAGATTGAGAACGATCCATCTCTAGTTGAAAATCAAACACACCAAGATTTAATTGCTGAATGGAATCGTAGACAACAAGGTGTTATCGAAACATCTCGTAAAGTATATCAATGGGCGATTGATAATGGTATTGCAAAAGAACAGGCTCGTGCAGTCCTACCAGAAGGTTTGACAAAGACACGACTGTATATGAACGGAACACTACGTTCATGGATTCACTATATTGAGTTACGTTCTGCAAACGGAACGCAAAAGGAGCATATGGAAGTTGCACAGAAGTGTGCGATTGAGATTGCTAAAATCTTCCCACTAATGGAGAAATTGTAATGTATAAATTTATTTCTGAAGATGAAGATCGCCCTTGCCCATATGGTATCACTGATCCATATCATACTAAAAGGATTGAGTTCCAAGTTAGAGATAATTCTAATTTGGATGAGATGTTAGATGCATTTGAAAACTTCCTCAAGGCGAATGGTTATAAATTTGATGGTAATGTAGATATTGTGCCTGAACATAGTTTTGATGAAACTGTTCGCAATAGTATTGATGATGCAACACCAGAAGAATGGAATCAGGCATATAAAAACGTGAATGTTACATATAAGTAATGAGTGCTGTTTTTGTACTTGGTAATGGTGAATCACGAAAGAGTGTAGACTTAGACGATCTTAAAACAAAAGGTGTAGTCTATGGCTGTAATGCTCTTTATCGTGATTTCACACCAGATGCACTAATTTGTGTTGATGGTGGAATGATGCATGAGGTTTATGAATCTGGATATGCATTAAAAAACAAATGTTATTTTCGTTCATGGAGTAAACTGCCTGGCGATATGTATGATATGATAGTACAAGGAACAATGTGGGATGAAGAGGGTTTTACTATCACTAATGATAAAAGAGGCAGAAAAGAATTCGTTCTAAATGGTACTGATCCAAATCAGATGAAACAACTTTTTGAATATCATGTAAAACTTGGTTCTGACAAAGACACTATTGATGAATTGTTATCAAACCATCATAGATGGATTACATGGGTTGAAGAAAATGATGAGGTTCATATCATATCAGAAGAATACGGTGGTTGGAGTGCAGGCCCAATCGCAGTAAGACTTTCTATTGAAAATCACGACCCCTTAGATGTATTTCTAATTGGTTTTGATTTGGGTAGTAAGACAGGTACTATCAATAATTTATATAAGGGAACAGATAATTATCTATCAGATAGTGCAGCTGTCACCCCATCTGTAAATTGGATAGAACAACATAAACAGAACTTTCTGGCATATCCAGAAGTAAGGTTCTGGAAGGTGAACCCTGCT